TCATTCCAGGCGGCATCATCTTCTGGCGCCGGGTATGACGAAGTGGGCGGGGTGTATCGAGGCGGCGGATGCGCGAGGAAAAGAATCTGCTCGATCATTGTTTGAAAGGCGCGAACCTCTCCAGAGCGGATCAAAATGGCGTTGATCTCACCGCCCGGAAGTAATCCGGGGGATTGCCGGACCAATTCAGGAATCAGCCGCTTTCCCGTGGGGGTATCGAGAAACGCCGCTAGTCTCTCTTCATCAACCGTTGTCCATTCGCCTTCGTTAGCCAGTATTTCCATAAGGGGATTTCATCGGGGTAATTAGTGGGAACACACTAAATCGGAGGGGGAGGAGCGCCGGGCGCCGGTGGCGCGCTCTGCTCGTCCAGCATCTGCTGATGGGTGTCGGCGATTTGGGCCGCCTGCTGATCCAGCGCCTTGAGTTTGGCTAACTCGGGACCGGCTTTGGCAAGGAACTGGGCCACCTCAGCCAGCACGTCCCGCTTCACTCCCTGGTTGACGGCCTGAGAATAATGCTCATTGATATGCGCGATCATCGCCTCCAGCACATCCGTGGGAAAATGACCCTGCATCATCTGAGAAGCGGTCTGCTCCGCCGCCGGCATCAAAACCGAAAGGTGTATCAGGTGGCTATCCCGCGGGCTCACTGGGACTGCCTGACCATGCCCAAGCAAAACCAATTCCAGATTCTGCATCCGCTGCTGTTCTGCTTCTTCAGTGGGATCGTTCTCAGGAAGCAGGACGCGCTCAGCAAAATCGTGATCCATCCGAGCCTGTAGGTCCTCTAGTTCAAGCTGCCGTTGGTTGTAAAGAGGGTTACCTTTCTTCTCCTGAGAGATCGAAACCACTAACTGCCGTTGCAAGGGCGTCAGGTCCTGGATAGTGCCCGCCACTGGTTGCTTCGCAAGCTCGTCCAGTTCCTCCCGGGACATGATCTTCAGCAAGTCTTTCTGCATCTGCTTCGCATCGTCCTCGGATGTATCGGGACTGCAAAGGCGCCGTTGCATCGTCTGAACCAAATCAGTAGTCTGCGCGAGGAAACGAGATACCCGGACATCCCGACTTTCCTCCTCGCGCTGTGCAAGAAGATTCCAGGCCGCCGGGGAGCGCATATCTTCGCCACCGAGACCGGGCTGAGGCGTCGATGTGGAGCCAATCAACTCATTCACCAGGCCCTTGAAATACATATCGAGCTTGACGAACCCCTCTGGGTTGCCGTCGATCTTCTGCTCCAGGACGGTCCATCCCGTTGGGATGATTACTGTGCTCCCTATCACCGACATCTTAAAGGTATGAATCCGCCGGACATCGCCCTGCACCAGCGTCTTCCCGGACATGATCAGCCGGTCCACCACTTCATTGCGAGTCCGATCAATCATGCCGGCCATCTCGTATATGTCGCGCCCAATGCCCTTGGAGCCGTGAAGAGTGCCATTGCCTTTTTGAAAGGTGTAGAACGCCAGGCAGTCCTCCATACTAGGAAACCGATCTTGACGTTCGAAAATAGCAGCCATCTCCGGGCCAGCCATTCGATAGTGGGAAACTTTGCCAGACACCTCGCGGGCCAAAAGCGTGTAAACAACAACGACGCTGTTGCCGGCCATATAAGAGGCACCAATGGTCAGTTCACGGAGAGAATTCTGATACCAAGTTTCGAGAGTGCCCCCGACATTGAGCCGGTCCCGGATTTGAGTGGGGGATGCGCGGTTAATTGCCTCTCGACACTCAGCCAAATTCCAGCCGGCGATTTTCGCTGCCTCCGCATCCGGGCTGATCTGTTCAAAAAGCTCATGCGGCAAATACTGTTCCTTGAGCACGACAATCTGCGCCCACCGCGTATCTGACTTGGTGCCGTCCGCAACAAAAGACTCGTCCTGCTTGAAGTGCTTCGGGAACCAATTAAATTCATCCAGCCAGGCAACTATGGTGTGCCCAAAAAGAGAATTGTCGAAAGCAATGTCTTCTACCAGCGTTTTCCACCCCTTGCGAGCGCGGATGGTTTTGGTGATCGCTTCACGGAAAGCTTGTGTCTTTGTCTGCGCGGCTTGCCAGCGGTTGCTGAGAGAGGAATTAGTGAAATATTTGAGGGCATCAATGATCGAGACAAATCTGGGAGCGACTTTCTCGATCATCGAGGGCAGCGGCTTGGTCGTAAAATTACTACGCCAACCCAACCCCTCTGCCTCTAACTTGTAGGCATCATAAGGGCGCTCAGCATTATACTTCGCCAGAATTCGGGAGTTGACGATGGACCGATTTCTGCCGGCCATGAGAACCGTCTTAACTACGTCCCGGGCCATCCCGATGTCGCGAATACTTGACTGAGTTGGCTTCCCCGATTGGTTAATCTGCGGACTCTGAATGACCGACCCGAGATAATTTTGGGGGTAGCCTGTGCCCCCTATGCCGTGCTCTGCATAATCAGCCATAGTTCAGTAAAACAGTCGCCTGAAAACATCTGTCCGTCGCATTTTCCGCTTGATCCAGACCCGGCTCCATCGCCCAACCGGGCATTTTTCCTGGGCCATCATAGTCTTGGCGAGCACCAGACAATCACACAGCGCACACTGGCCCCCCTGGTCGTAAGCACACTTCTCGCACTGAGTATTTCGATATTCCTGAACCCCCACTGGGGCGATAGTCTCGTAGCCCCGCCACTTCGCCCATTGAAACCGAAGCATCGCCCGCACAAACCGCCAAGCCATTCCAATCATAGTGATCGCTTTCTCCAACACTCCCGCGGGAGGTCCGAATTTGCCACTGCTTGATCGTCCAACCAGGTTGACACCGGCAAATACTCCCCCAGAAAAGGGCAGGCCGTTATCCGGGAATCTGTCACTTTATTTCCGACCACCGCCTCCCTCATTTCCACTAACGCCGCTTTGCAAGAACCGCACCCGCCACCAGGCATCCCCTTATCCGCCGGGCACCGGATGCAAACATCCGTCCGGGCCTCGTGTAACTCCCGTGGGACGAATCGCAGTTCCTGCGCCTCTTTCTGCCTCTTTTTGACCATCAGCCATTGCAATACGATTGTTTTCAAAGAAGCCTTCTTTTGCTCCCGCTGGGTGGTGCCATTGTCCTCTACGCACAAAACCGGGTTTCTCAAGCACGCCTGCTCGATCACCTCTTTCCCCACGGATGCTGTCGATTTCCCCTGCCGCTTTCGGTAGGCTTTCACGCGCGCAATCACACCATCCCAACCATCCGCCGAGTGGATTGATCCGTCCTGCTCTCTGAACAAATAACCGCCTTTGGGAAATACATTTGGATTGATCTGCTTCATATTACGTCCAAGTGGTCCGACTTATTCGAGGGGTCTATTCGCACTCCTCCCGGATACCGGGCTGAATTCCAATCATCATCGTCCCCTCCGGGGACATCCGCGGCGTCCCCGCGCATCGAGGGGATCACACCACTACCCATACGCGCGGCATGAACCAACAACGTAAGCGAATCCGCTTCATCTGGTGACTCGAACCCCCGCGATTTGAAATCTTTTTTCGATTCCGCACATTTCTTCTTTCCCTTCGTGTGGTATCGTCTCTGGGTGAGTTGCTGCATCAACTTCGACATATCAATCGAAGGATGGATCAAGAAATAGCCAAACTCTCCCCACGCGCGCAAGGCAAACCAAAGCTCCGAAAACATCAGCCCAAACTCTTCTTTGCACGTCTGGGTGTCCTCCTGCATCACCTTCGTAAGACTGGCGCTCTCAGAATAATTGACATCGTGAATTGCCGAGGACCACTCGTTCCTCAATAAATCTGCAACTCCGGCCCCGTGCCCGGTCCGATCACAAGCGTAAAACTCTGGCTTCGTTCCACCTTTTCGATTCACGCTAAGCACCGAATTCTTCATCGCCACCGTGTCCCCCTTGGGAAGGGCAAACTGCGTATTTGCTTGAAGACCCCAGCGCGGCATCACTTGACCGCGCGGGTCTTTGAACATCACGATTCGACCTTTAGGAAACTCAAGCGACGGCGGATATTTAATCCCGCTGGCCAAACCCCAGCTTCCGATGGTGTGAATAGCACCGGCGCCACCCTCCAGAGCCAAATCAGTTGCGCTGGCCGGCTGGGGCTCCTGATACCAGATGAATTCCCCGCGCATCTTATTGAGTAATCCGGGCGGGATGATTGTAGCCTCGATACCCATGCTCGGGTATGCTCCGCGGCCCATCGTCATATAACCGGGCTCGTTCCTGCCGCCTGCGTTGAGCGCAATCCGCTCCAGGCCGTCGCGCGTCTGAAGACCTGGATAGATGATCTTTCCCTGGATTACATTCTCACACCGTTCCCCGTCAAGCCGCAAAACTTCCCAGCCACGGACTGACTTCCAGCGGAAGTGAACATCCGGATCGAAGTCTGCCCACCCAAACGGAGGCTCCGCTCGTTTGCCCACTTCGTCAGCCAGATTCGAGGGGTTGTAGGCCATGAAAATCTTGAACCCCTGCCCGCCTTTCTCGATTTCCGAAAGCACGTTATCAACGTCCTTCCAGATGCCTCCAGGGATGTTCTCCGCTTCGTCAAGGAAGATGAACAGCCGAGACAGGGGGCCAAACACCGGATGCGGGGTCACACGAGGGCGCCGGTGACTGCCTTGTAATCGCCCGGCTTTTTTCACGTTGCCCTTGGGAATTACCACCCCGCGGATCGAGGAAATCTGATTACGCCGATCCAAACCCACAAACAAATCACCCACCTCGCCCGGCATCGGCAACGAAGCGCCCTTATGCAAGGACACTATATGTGAAAACAGATTCTCTTCTAGGTGGTTCTCTGATGGTCCCACCACGCGGATCGAGGTGTATTCCGGATCACGCACCCACTCCAGGAAAAACTTCACCCCTGCCGAAAAACTTTTGGACATCTTGGCGCCGCCCATGATCAAACCCGTGTCCGCTTCTCCAAACAGTTGCCAGACCTGGCGCGTGCTGAGTGGCCGCGGATCAAACTGGTTATTGGTCCAGAGGATTTGGGCCGCCTCTGTAAAACCGCCAGTCTCCAGGAGGTTGTGCAAGTAGAATTGAAGGAACGGGATGTGCTCCTTCGGGTCATCTGCCTTCTCCTTCGTCATCGGAATCCTGCCCAATTCCGCGAGCATCAGGGCGGCCTCCGGGTGCCTCTCTACGTGCAGCAGGCGGGCCACCTCGGCGGCGATGGTTTTCTCCTGGGGACTTAGGCCAGGCATAACTTGCGCCCGCAAGAGTATATTTCGGCCTCGGTAGTGCCGGTGGGAAAACGGACCAGAGGCGCTGTCAACCAACCTTTCTTTCCAAACCGAACCGACCGAAGGGGACCCCGAGGACTACCGGAAAAATTGATCTCTGAAAGGTCTGACATCGCGTTTCCCCTGCGATGTGCGACTGCCTTCCGAAAAGAACCTGCCTCCTCTACTTCTCTGGGAGAAATCAGTGCAGGAGACCACCCCCGGGCCTGCCAGGAATCCACCCAAATCCGAACCAGAGGAATCTTCGATGCCTCAAAAAGGGCAAATATCGCGCGCTTCATCCATCCCAACAGTCGCCTGCCAGGATGCCGATGTTCAGTTTTCGGGGTGTTTCACGCCACGGCGGGTGATCGCCTGATAGACAGAATGCTTGGTCCACGGCTGGCCGGCGCGGGTCGTCCAGCCATTCATGTTGGCCAAATTTGCGATGTTTCCGAAGCTGTTGCCCCCCTCGCGCCATACAACGAGCCAATTCCGAATTGCTGTCTCGGGCTCCGTCGCCCCATACGGGAGGGGTCCCTCGCAGCGCCCAGTTTTCGCGCGCACCCGGTCCCTCGCTTTACGGAGTTTCAGCACGATCACCGACTTCTCCCACTCTGCCAGGGCGCCCATGATCTGCCGGATCACCTTGCGCGTTGGGTCTGCCTCAACAGAAGCCTGGTTGTCCAAGGTGCCCTGGTCAGCAGCATACACCGGAATGTTACGATCTGAGCACTCCTTCAGAAGTAACTCCGAAACGATCAAATCCCTGGCGAGCCGGTCCATCCGCTCCACCACAATGCACACTTCCGCCGTGGGGTAAATCTGGCGCATCATCTCGATGGCCTCGAAAATAGATACCAGCTTAGGCCGGTCCATTGCTTCCACCGTCCCGGAGACTGCGGCCTCCAGGAAAAACTGCGGATCACCGAGACCCCGCGATTTGCAGAACCGGTAAACAGTATCTCGCTGGCGCTCTGGTCCATCACCGTCCACCTGGCCCTTGCCACTTACCCGAAGATAGCCATAGGCGATCACTTAGCACCACCTTTCGCGGGGCGGTAGTCCGAAAGAAGAAAAACCGGAGCCGGGTTAATCGAGGGGCGCCAGTTTTGGTGGCGAGATTCTCTCTCCGCCGCAGTCACCGTATGCCCCACGAACGGTCTTTCCGCCGGCTTAACCGGAGCAGTCGATTTCTCGTCCGGCATCAACCCCAGCACAATCACCGCTACTGCGGTCCAGAGATTTCCCGTGAACAGGAAGGAGACGCCTAAACCCAACATTAGTATCAGTTTCATGGAAACAGAATACACCCCCACTAGCGGAAAGCAAGACCCCAAAGTGAAGTAGTAGCGAGACTACTAAATCACACTTGGACTATTAGCCAGATCACCAATGCTGCAAGAACTGCGCTGCCCACGAACGCAAACCAAATCCGTCCAAGTTTCATTCTTATCCAGGACATTAGCTGGTGCAGAATCCCGCTGGCAACGAGGGAGAAAGCAGCACCGCGGAGAGGGCTGCATCAATCGAGGGCTGTGCCCCGCCGGTATCCAGGGTAGGGGCAGACCCGATCTGCCATGACCAATTCAGCAGCACATAATACAGTGCCACGGAATCGGTCGAATGAAGCGTTGACCAATCCACAGCGGGAAAATTAGTGCCCCAGCCTACCACCGGCTGTGCAAATCCGACAGCCGCTGCCTTTGCGGCGGCATAATTGGCATAGGCCACGTAAGAGCCCGGCCCGGTTGCGGTAGCGTAATCCACCGCATACCAGGTGCAAGCCCCGCCTCCGCCGCCTCCCGGAATTGATCCCAGCTTGAGCGCCCACTTGAGCATTGTGGAAACCGGGTTGTTCTTCACCGCCTCATAGAAGCCGCCTCGGGTGAGAAAGCCACTGGACTCCGCTGCCGGCGCCAACTGCTCGATCACGTCCTCGGCAAACGGGGTTTCGTATGCCGAGCCCAAATACATCCGCTTCATGGCCTGGACAAGCTGATCAATTTCTCGTTGAGTGAGAACCTGGCCGCCGGTGCCGAGGACAATCCCGATCAAGGTAGTAATGGGGTTGTTCTTGAAATCCTCCGAGATTTCCCCCAACCCGGGGGTGCCCTGAAGGCTGTCCAAAAAGACGCTGATCCACTGAATAGTGTCCAGCGACACCGGAGTCTCGCGAGCGCTGCCCTTCACCAGAAGATCAATCGCGCCCTGGAGCTTCGCCTGCTGTGCTGCGGAAAGTAATGCCATATATCAACAGTCGTGGGTGTTTTACTGAGGGTCAACCACAGGAACGCATTGCGCCTTATGAAACACATCGTATTGCAGAACATGAAGCGTTGCGGATGCTCCTGTGTTTGAAACGCCGACTCCAACATCAAAAAAGCACCCTCCCCCGAACGAGAATCCAATCTGCGCAACATGCTTCACAGCATTCTTAAAAGCGGGGGTGTAATTGGGGTCCAGTGCCCAATGTCCAAGCGCATCAGACCAAAAAGCAGGATTAAAGCTGGCTTGCAGAACTGTAATACCTGGCGCTATGGGTGACCATCCTGCCGGAGCAGAGCACCACCAATATCCCGTTTCGTTTACATTTGCCGCATTGACATTGTAGGGCCGGGCATCAGTGGTAATGAACAGCCGCATGTTGACCGGCAACCCAGCGCCACAATCGTTGTTGAAAAAGAAGACGGGGTTGTTTGAGCACTCCATCCAGACCACCGTTGAAAGAGTCTTGCCGGTCAAATCTCCCAAGAGCCAAGGCGTGTTTGTGGTCGTCAGAGTTGATACAAGCCGTATGTTTGAGTGCGGCGTGGGGATGGGCAGCGTGGCTACATCCCCCGGGTATGAAATTGTTGGCACATTCCAGCCTCCCCAGTGGTCAGCGTGCCAGTCCTGGGCCAGAGCAGCGGACAATACCGCCATCAAAACGAAAGCTGCGAGTTTCAATCAGTTACCACGGCCCACGCAGGCGTTTCAGCCAGCAATGCCGCTTTCGCCACAATACCGTTGGGAGGGCCGACACTGGGTGGGGCGGCGGGGGTCTGAGCCTGGAGCAACAACTGGCCGCCTGTATTCCCCAGAGCGACCAACTGAGATAAAATAGTATTGACCGATTGAACTGTTAATGAACAGTTGTTGAGATTCAAAAGATTTAGAGTCACCAATCCGGCCACAGTTACTGTAGTCAACGCATAGTTTAATGAAGCAGCAATAGCAAAGAGCACCGGACAGTTGCTGACTGTCAAAGACGATAGCCCCGAAAAGTCCACATGAATATTCGTTAGATTTGCACAGCCAACAAAGGATAGTGAGTCAGTCGAATTATATTGAGATGAAAAACTCACCAATGCCGGAAGTGCTTGTGGCGCTGTAACTGAAGTGACCCCCTGGTTATCCAATACCACAGTATCCACCGTGGGAATATCCGCCGTCGCAAAGAAGGTGGCCCGATCCACAGGACCAAAAACCCCATTGGCATCCTCCCAAATGATTAGGGCAGTGGGTGGCTCATAGGAAAAACTTGCGGGAGGGGCTGGGGACGGCTTTGCGCCGGGCATCACCCCCGACCCGAGCATCGAGGCAATTTTCCACTCCAGCCGCTGCTCTGTGTCATCGAGCCGCGGCTGCAATTCTATCACGCCAGAACCCATTCAGATAAACAGTCGCCCAAAAAGCCCAATCCGTCGCGTTTTCCGCTTGATCCAGACCCGGCTCCACCGTCCTACGGGGCATTTCTCCTGGGCCATCATGGTCTTGGCGAGCACCAGGCAATCACACAGCGCACACTGACCCTCCCAATTATATGAACACTGATCACATTGACTGCCCCGATATACTTGCGCCGCCGCCGGAGCAATCGTCTCATATCCCCGCCACTTCGCCCACTGAAACCGGAGCATTGCCCGCACAAACCGCCAAGCCATTCCAATCATATTGATCGC